GCGGCGCCAGCGGCGCCGAGGACAAGCGTTGCCATGTCGGGGTCTCAGCGTTGCGGGAACAGGAAGGCGAAGGCGATGCGCCGCCGCCAGCTTTCGGTGAGCGGTTCCTCGATCACGCCGAGCCGCTCATAGGCGTGGAGGAAGCTGTCGGGTCCGGTGAGGATTCCGACATGCTTGGCGATGGCGCGGGGCTTCATGCGGAACAGCACCAGCGCGCCGGGACCGGCCACGTCGGGCGACACCTCGATCATCATGGCACCCGCGCCCTCGGCCAGAACCTCGCGCGGACCGGTCTCGCCCCAGTCCCGGCTGTAGGGCGGGATCTTGAACGGCTCGGGGCCGACAACCTCGCGCCACACGCCGCGCGCGAGGCCGAGGCAGTCGCAGCCGACGCCGCGAAGGCTCGCCTGGTCGTGGTAGGGCGTGCCGAGCCAGGAGCGTGCGATCGCGATGACACGCTCGGGATTTGCCAATGCGAAAGGTTGCGTCACAGCACGCCACCCTCGTGCCCACCATCCTTCGTCGCATAGCGCAGCACGGCATCCTGGCCGGGGATGTGCGGGAAGCCGCGGAAGTTGGCGGTGTTCGCGAACTTGGCCCCGCAGGTCTCCATGCGCTTGTCGCAGCCCGCGCGGATGGTGAAAGCGTCGCTCTCGGCGATCGCGCGCATCGGCGCTTCGAGCAGGGTCAGCACGGCGACGCCGTCGGTCACGTCGTGGCCCAGCACCTCCGCCTTGCGTCCCGCATTCGCGCCGGTCGTCCATTCGATGGTGCCGAAGGTGAACCAGCCGGAGGCGAAGGCCCCGAGCCCGGAGGCGGTGAAGGCGCGATCCCGTAGCAGATCGATCACCGCGCCCGTCCCCTTGTAGGCCGGGTCCTCCAGATCGACGCCGCAGCGCGCGTCGCCGAGCGCGGCATCGCAGGTCGCCTGAAACGTGCGCCCGACCGTCTGGCCGAGGACGTGGGCGAGCGAGCGGACCTCGGCGACGAAGGCCAGCTTCCCGCGCCGGATCTGGCCGATGGCGCCGCGCCGCATCAAGACGCGCTGGCCGGTGTCGGCCCAGTTCACGCGCCAAACCTCGACCGCCGCGTTGTCCCAGCGGCCGTCGAGGATGTCGGTCTCGGTGATCCGGTCCGAGGTCAGCACGCCCTCGGCATCCTGCGCATCGACCGACAGGTCCGAGCCGAAGCGGACCTCGGACGCCGTGAGCCCGCTCTCGGGCTCGAATTCCGTCCCATCGAAGCTCAGCGTCCGGTCGTGGTCGGTGAAGCCGAAACTCGTGCCGTCGGCGCGCGCGATCCGCCAGCACCAGGCGAGCGTGGTCGTGCCCTCGTCGAGATGGGCCTGCAGGAAAGGATCGAGGGTCTTCATCGGCGCAGTTCCAGCAGCGGGATGGAGGTGATCGAGCCGAGCCGCTCGAGGTCGAGCGTCACGTCGAGCACGTCGGTGTCGAAACGGACCGGCACGTCGAACTCGAAGCCCGCGGTGATCGCGACGCCGGAGCCCGGCGCCGCGGTGAAGGTGACGTCGCCGGTCGTGGTGTCGACCGACCAGCCGGAGAGCTGCTCGACGCCCGCCAGCACGATGCGCACGGTTCCGGTCACCGGCTTGGCGATGGTACGCGTCCACGACTGCGCGCCCGAGGCGTAGCGCTTCACCAGCTGGAAAGCGGTGGTCGTGCCATCCCCGGTGCCGATCGCCTGGTCGGTGGGCAATGGGGTCTGGGACGGCGGGCACGATTTGAAATCGCCCCAGTCCTTGAAACGGAAGCCATGCAGGCGGCCGTTTCGCGCCTCGAAGAAGGCGACCACCGTCGCCAGATCGTCCGCGCGGCGGATGCCATAGGCGACGTCGTAGCGGCGGCGCGAATTGGCCCAGGTTGCGTTGCGCTCCTCGTCGCCCGAGGCGAGCTCGACGATCTGCGTGCGCCGTTCCGGTCCGCCCCGCGCGCCTCGGCTGATGTCGTCTGGGAACCGGACCTCGTGAAACGCCATCACATGCCCCTCCGCCCAAGCGAGACTGCACGGGCGATGTCCGCGGCGACCTGCGTGCGGGACTGGCGGAAGCTCTCGGCATCGCGGGCCATGATGGTGACGTTGACCCCGCCCGCGCCGTAGCTCTGCGCCTCTCGGCGCGACAGCACCCGCTCACCACGCTGCAGGATCGCGGGCACCTCGTCGTGGCGGAGACCAGCCATGCCGCCGGAATGCATCCGGGGGGCAGCGGCGAAGGCCATCGCCGGGACCATGCGCGAGGGGCCAGCGGAGCCGACCATCCCGCCCGCGTGCAGGACGTTTGCGAAAATGCCGCCCGCCCCGGAGAACACGCCCGAAAGCGCATTGGCGATCGGCCCCAAGATGAAACGCCGCGCCGCGAGCTGGGCGAGATCGGCCAACAGCGAGGTGACGAGGTCGCGGAAGTTCAGTTTGCCGGTCTTGACGAACTGGCCCACCGCATTCTCGGCCGACTGGAAGGCGCCGACGAGGCTCTGGCCGATGTCGCCGCCAATGTCGCGGGCCTTGCTGGCGTAATCCGACAGCGCCGCAGTGACCGCCTGCCAGCCGGTTACGGCCGCCTCGGTAGCGGGTTCCGCAGCGGCAGCGGCAGCCCCGGCCGCCGCGCCTGCATCCGTCGCGGCGCGGCCGGCATCGCCGAGCGCCGTCTCCAGCCGCTCGGCAGCACCAGTGGCCTCGGTCAGCGCATCCGCACTGGCCTCGTCGGTGCCGCGCACGGCATCGCGGAGCGCCTGCCAGCTTTCCAGCGGGGCACGAGCCCCTTCGGCCAGATCGCGCGCGGCCCCTCGATAGAGGTTCGCGGATTCGAGCGCCCGGTTTGCCGCCTCGGTCAGTCCTAGATCGGGCGCGGTGAGCGGATTGTCCTCGAAGGCCCGGTCGAAGGCTGCCTGCGCCGCCGTCGTCGCAGCACTGGCCGCGCCCTCGAAGCGGTTCTCGATCTCGCCGAGGTCGAGGTCGGGCACCAGCGAGATGCGGCGCTCCGACCCGAGCGCTTCGAGCCCCTGGTTGATGCCGCCGATGAAGCCATTGATGCGCGAGACCACACCGTTCAGCATCGCCTCGACACCGTCGACCAGACTGTTGGCCGCCTGGAACGCGAGATCGCCGATGGCGGCGGGCAGCAGACCCCAGACGGCCTTGATCGCCTCGTAAGCGCCCTCGAAGGTGTTCGCCGCCGTGTTGCCGAAAGCTACGACGCTCTCGATGGCGCTCTGCATTCCGGAGGCGGCGTCGGCCTTCAGATCGAAAAACATCGCCGTGGCGGCCGCGCCCGCCGCCGCCGCGCCCGTCCTGATCCGCTCCCAGACCTCGACAGCGAGGTCTTTCAGGAGCGACATCGCCTCGCCAAAGCCGCCCGCGCCCGAGACGAGCCGGGTGAACTGGTAGACGAGCTCGCCCGCGCCGACGATGAGTGCGCCGATGCCGGTCCGGATCAGCGCGCCGCGCAAGACGACGAGAGCCGTGGCGAGGCCACGGACGGAGAGCGCCGCGGCGGCCATGCCGGCCACCCAGCGGCCCGCGAGGAACGCCGCGAAGGTGGCGGCGTAGGTGGTCAGGCGGCCGATGTTGTCGAAGAGACCGCGGATGGCGATGCCCAGCGGGCCGGTGCGGCTGGCGAGCGCCGCCATGGCGTTGGCGACCGCTTCCAGCGCGGGGGCCGCGGCGACGGCCAGCTGGTTCGACAGGCCGCGCCAGATCAGCCCGAGCCGGGAGATCGCATCGTTCGTCCGCTCGATCTGGTCGGCATCCTGCTCGGAGACGACCACACCGAAGGCGAGCACATCCTCGGTCGCCTGGCGCAGTGTCGCCGTGTCGATCCGGCTCATGGCGATGGAGCCTTCCTCGCCGAAGAGCTGGCCCGCGACAGCGGCACGTTCGGCGGTGGGCACGAAGCTCTCGATCGCCGCGTTGATGGCGCCGACCCGCTGGTCCAGCGGCAGCGCGATCAGCTCGCTGGCCGAGAGCCCCAGCCGGTCCAGCGCGTCGGCGGCGGGACCGGTCCCGGCGGCCGCCTGGCTGAGACGGCGCGTCAGATCCTTGGTGGCCTGCTCGATGCCGGACATCGACACGCCCGCCAGCTCGCCCGCGCGCTCGAGCGTCTGGATCGAGGCGACGGTGGTGCCAAGGGATTGCGCGAGCTTGGCCTGCGCATCGACCGTCTGCAGGCCGGAGCGGACCATCGCCACGCCAGCGGCGGCAGCGGCGGCCACGGCAGCGGCTGCAGCCACGGCGACACGGCGGGAAAACGCCGCCAGCCGGGCGTTGGCCGCTTCCATCTCGCGGCTCAGCCGTCCGAA